GACTCAATCACCTTCAGCGTGTCAGTGGCACGCCTCGGGATCTGTGGCAGCAGTTGATCCACTTCGTTGGCAAGATCGCTGACATCTGCCAGCAACAGCTTCCGAAGTTCCTTCAGATCTTCCGCACGATCCTTGTACGCCTTCGTCTCCCTATCACCGGCTGAATGAGAGATCGCCTGCTTGGACCAGTAGTCGATGCCGGGGATGATCAGGTCCAGTGCTAGCCGCTTGCCGAGCCAGGACACCAGCAGCGGGTCAAGCACCTCTTGCTCCGAGATGTCAAGAATCACTCCAAATGCCCGGTGCAGCAGTACGTCCAGACGGCGTTGCAACGCCCCCTCACCGAAGGTCGTCGCATCCGACAGCGCATCCCACGTCTCGGGAAGTTCATCCCGCGCCGCGAGCGCAATCGGGGAGTCGGTAACCGATGGTTCGGGGGTGGTCCCAGTCATGTCGTCAGTCGCTACTCGTTGGCCTTATCCAGCGATGAGTCTGCCGGACCCTCAGGCGGCTTGGGCTGACGGTCCCTGCGGCCACGGCGACGGGCCGTTCCTGCGCCCTTGATGTCGCCAACCTTCTTGGCGTCACCGCCCTCCGCGTCCTCACGCGCGCCGTAGGGAAGCTGCGGGTCGCCAGTACCGGTGACACCTTCACCCGGAACGACCGGGCCGTCCTCCGGCACCTCGCGTGTGCTGATGCGAACCGCTGCCTTGCTCTCGTCAGTGTCTTGCAGGTCGCTTGACACCTTGCCCTCCTGGCGGTCGATGGACGACTCACCGAAGCCGAGGTTGTAGCCGGTGATCCGCTCGCGCGGCTCGTCCCGCTCTCCCTCGTACTCCTTGATCCGCTGGATCGCCGCCGATGGCAGCATCTTCATGGCATTGAGAACGTCGTCCTCGTCCATGTCGTCGTAGCCAGCGAACGGAGCGCCAAGACGCTTGCCAGTGGACGACTCATCGTCGCCGCTGGTGTATTCGAGCTTCTTGCTCAGAGCGTCATGCAGACCGCCCTCGCCCGACTCAAGCGCTTCGCGCCAGTTCTCAGCCACCTTGTCATCAGGGATGACCTCATCGCGGTAGTACGTCTCTCCGAGGCCGTTCTGATGGACCACCGAACCGTCCGGTTGCGGCAGCTTGGCGACGGTCTGGTGAACCGTCACCTCGTCAACGAGAACCTTGTATGGCATATTGTCACCTCCTTTCTAGCGCACGTCGCCGTAGAGGAAAGCCTCCGGACGGCGCAGCCGCACGATGCGGCGAGACGCCTGCCGGAGCAGACGGGTGTAGACACCCTCGCCCTTCAGGATGATCTCCGACTGCGGACCCGGCAGGAATGATGTCGAGTCCGGCCCTGTCTTGATCTCGACCGGCCCATTGAGGGTTTCCGCGATGGGCGAACCCTCGATGCTGTAGTCAGTCGTGATGAGCACGTTGCCGACCGGGAGGTAGCGCGTGTGATCCTCGGGCCGCTTGGACCCGCCCACGCTCTCCTCACGGTAAGCATGGTTGACCGGGACGAACGTCGTCCCAGGCGGCAGGAGCTTCAGCACATCGTCCAGCGTCGGCATGAACGGCTGCCCCACATCCACGTTGAAGTAGGCGCGGAGCTTCTGGTTGGTCACGATCAGTTCGGCGTCGTCATCACTCAGATGAACACGCCGACCCGGCGCTCCGGCGTCATTGCTGACAGTCTTCAGCCAGGTCTTCAGATCGTTGACGGGATCAGATGCCGCTGTGTCTGTCCACGGCACCGCAGCCGAGGGCTTGTGGCCCGACGGAAGCGGGTAGTCGATGACAAGAGCAGTGTCACGCTGCTGATACTCCAACGTGACCTGTCCTGAGAATGCACCCCATCGCATCCACTCGGACAGACGCTCGTTGCGGCGTTCGAGGATCTGCCCGATCTCGACCAGGCGGCGTGCCTCTCGCGCAGCAAGAGTGTCACCACCTTGCGTCAGGATCTCCCACCGTCGCGGAGAGATGCGGTGAGCTTCATCGAGATACGCCATCTCGATGACCTCCTCGCGCTCCTCACGTCCAGTGATGTCCATCAGCGGGATCGAGGCTTCCGGCGCTCGGAACTGCCCGATGCCGAATGCATGCAGATCTTCGACTCGCATCGAAACGTACTGGGAGTCGGTGTCCTGCATCGGGGCGATCTGCTCCCCAATGAACGGAGCCGTCTCCATCTCCGTCTCAACCGGACCAACAATGCTGTCAGTCAGCGCTGCCTGGTCCATGATGTCGTCAATAACGGCCAACTGTCTTCACCTCCCTTCTTCTACGTGAACTTGCAGGTGGGCAGGGCTGTGCGGGCTGCGGCCTGGTGTGTGGTCCAGTCCACAATCCTGTCGGCGCGGAACCACTGACCGTGGTGCCACATCGCTGCCGGGGCGTCCGACTTCGCGGTACCGTCAGGGAACCTGACAGTGTGCGCGAGCACGCCTCGGATGGTCTGGCCAGCCGCAGCGGTGAACCGCTCGTACTGGCTGCTGGTCGCGTTCTTGGACAGCAGCGTCCCGGCCTTCAGGACACGCTCTCCGGTCACCCCGTCAGGCGCGACAGCCGTCGCGTCAAGCACGATCGACGCCGCGACATCAACGTTGACCTGATTGACGAGAATTTCCAGGTCCGGGGTGATCTGCTTGCTGGTGCGAATGTTCCACGCCACTACTCGTCACCCCCTCCTGACACGACTCCTGCGCCGCGATAGCGATTGCGGGTACGGGTCAGCGAGCGACCGGTGATCTTTTCGAGATTCTTCCGGTGATCGTCGGTTGTCTCGCCGTCCTCCTCGTTGCCGCCATCATCTGGCCGATGATGATCATCAGCAAGATTGATGTCGGAGAGTTCGACCTTGCCCTCGTTGTTGCGCGGCAGAAGCTCCACGAACTTGCGAAGAGCACCTGCAACTGACATCTCCTCGCGTCCTGTCGCTCCTGTTGCCGCATCGCCGGAGAGATCGAGATCCGTGTCAGACAGCAGCACGGCCCCCGGCTCCTCGGCGTCAGGCGAGAGCAGCGCTCGGCGGTAGAACTTCAGCAGGCCAGGAGCCTCGGAAAAACCAAGACCCTTGAGAGCCGTGACTTCCGTCTCGACCTCCTGCTTGCGGCTACGCGCCTTCAGGCCGTCTCTCTCTGACTTGAGCGGATCGACCTCGCTCGTGTACTCCTGACGCAGCTTGTCCTTCGCGTCGTCAGACAGTTCGAGCTTGTCAATCTCCTCAAGAATTCCCACGATTTACACCTCCTCTTCGGGACTAGCGCGACAGCATCTGTCGCCTACGTTGACGGGCAGCAGCCACACGACCGGCAGGAGTGCTGAGATCGATATGAACCTCGACCTTGCGCTCCTTCGGCGCGGGCTTCGGCGGATCGGGTTCGCGGATGCGCTTCCAATCCGACGTGGCTGACAGCAGAATGCTCGTCCCTGTCTCGATGTACTCGGCCAGGAAGACTGCTCCATCGGCCTTGTTCTTGACAGAGAACCTGCCATCAGTAGTGACCTGATCGACCTCGTACGAATCCCCGACGCTATCGCCCAGCATTGCGTGGAGTTCGCTATCGATCCTTCCGACCAGGGAGCCGACTGACTTCTCCTCGAAGTCGTCGGATGCCGCAACCATCGCTTCACGGACTTCTACCCAGCGCGTGGCCGGGGCGATGGTAACCTTGTTGTCACCGATGTCGAAGGGAATGACCCAGCGCTTGCGGTCACCCTTGAACCACTCCTCTACGAGCGCCGTGTCCTCACGAGAGATGTCCAGCACCTCGTAGTACGGTCGCGGCATCGAAGGGACGCCTTCGATTTCCGGCTGCTCTGGTGACAGTTGTGTTCGGATCTCCGTGATGACCCACTTGGTGGACAACTGTTCGTTCCAGACGATCTGGGCATCATTCTTGTCGCCTTCGTCGTCGTCTTGGAGATCGACCACTTCGACCTTGAGATCGTCCGTGTCGATTGCGTCGTCGGACGCGTACACCTTCTCGAACGGGTCAAGATCGTTGATGATCGGATGCTTCGTCAGGCAGACGTGGTTCAGCGCGACCGGGAATGTCTTATCATCAGCCTTGCGGGTGAAGTTGAAGAAGATCCCCGATGAGACGTTGGGAATCGTGCCCCGGCGCACCTTGCCAGCGACATCAGGCTCTGTGAACCCGATCCCGCCCTGCATGTAGTGCTTGTCGTTCTTCTTGACGATCCGCAGAGCGTCCACGTAGCCAGTGTTGTTGAGAACGTCGTCCTCGTCACCGGGCTTGGGGTGGCGCAGTGGAACCGTGACTTGCTCGAACGCCTTGTCATCGAATGCCTGCATGACTTCGGCCATCGAAATGGTGATCAGATCCGGCGTCACCGACGACTTGCCGTCCTTCACCACCTTGAACGGAACCTTGCGCTTGCGCCCCGGCGTGACCGGGAACTCACCTTCGCGCAGGATGTCCTTCCAGATGATCTTCTTGTCACCCTTCTTGTCTTCTATCACGTCTGTTGACGAGAAGAAGAGTTCGAGAACCTGCGTTTCGTTCATGCTGCTTTTGCACCTCCTTCCCTCAGCTTCCGTTTGGCATCGTCAAGCAGGGAGCGCGGGACGAGATCACCGGCCAGGTAGGCAGCGATGATCTGGGGATCGCCTGGGGAGAAGACATGGCCGCAGCCTTTATGCTTGTAAACCATGTTGAGTTCGTTGGCGTATTTCTCGTTGCGCTCAAGTGCTCGGAAGTCGCGGAAGAGGTCGCCAAGCTCCTCACACTGCGGGCAGCGCAGTTTCGAGCCGACCACGAGGGAAGGGGGTGAATTCGGCTCTACAGCGGGGTTTCCGAGCGCTGGCACCGACAGAACACCCTACTAGGGCCAGGGCCATTCTGCTGGCCGGAATAGTGATTCTTTGGCTATATTTCGGCTCTAGCGCGTGGCCCGCGTTTGCCGCCCCTGTGACCGGGAATAGACAAAGTTGATGGCATCACGTATACTCCTTCACACAATGATGACGCCCGACTCCCTCATCGTCGTCCGCTCCCAGAGCGATGCCCTGATTCGCGCCGAGGTGCGCGGACTGAAGGCCCGTGCCAGCCTTGAGCGCGCGTGCTTTGAGGCGATCACGCTACTTGGCTGCACCATTGACGAAGTGTCCGAAGCTTCCGGGCTGACCCCGGACGAACTGCGCCGGATCATGGCCGAGCGCGGTATCGACTGCTAGGATCACCCCGTCCATCGCCGGGAGGGCACCCCAAAACCCCTGCTAATCGTCGCCTTCGGGCCTACGGTTAGAGGTCGAGAGCCAACAGGGATAGCGGGGTGTCCTCCGGCACCACCGAAGGAGGGTCCACTGGGCCGCGCGCAGCCGACTAAGGGGGTCGGCTAGGCGAAGTCAACGTAGCGACAGCGCGTGCGGTCCAAGGCAAGCTCATGCGTAATCACTCACGACGGCTGCTCGTCGTGCTCACAGCGAGCGTCATGCTCGTGCCCATCGCCAGGGTGGAAGCAATGGCGACAGCAGAAGACCCAAGTGTCACCGCAGTAGAAGCGAAGAAGCGGTGCATGCAGAACAAGAGGTGCCGCGCGAAGCGGGCAAGTGTCCACAAGCACTACAAGTTCTGCAACACATGGAGATGCGTCAGGCGTCACGACCGGATGAAGGCCAGACGCTATGACAGGATGAGAAAACGCGTCATTGCTCCTTACAGAGCGTGGCTCGCCAGCACCCGTGCATGCGAATCGCCCACAGGCAGGGACTCAGCCAACGGGATGTATCACGGGTATTACCAGTTCGACCTGTCATCATGGCGCGGAGCCGGGGGCGTAGGAATGCCCTGCCAGGCCACCAAGCTCGAACAGAGCTACCGCGCCGTGCTCTGGCTCAAGAAGGCCGGACGTGGAGCATGGCCGGTCTGCGGTTGAGGTAAGATGACCGTGCGTCCCGGCTCAGAAGGAGCCATGGAACACGAGCCGGGGCGCACTTCATCTGAAAGGGATGGCGCGATGATCTGGTTTGGAATAGCAGCAATAGTGATTTTCTTCTACGTGCTGGCGTGGGCCATACTTGCCATGGCAGGTGACGCCGACGAGCAGTCCAGACACGAACAGCAGCGGCTCGATCTCGAAGAAACCTTCAAGCTTACTCACAAGTAGCCATGGCCTTCATCTTCCCGCAGAAGTGGATCACCCCGGCCATCTTGGCAGCAGTGACGGCATTCGGCCCGCTCCCGCATGATCCCGGCCCTGTCACGATTCATTACATCAACCTGCCGGGTAATTACATTGCCGCCACCGATCCGCCGACACGCATCGGCATCGACAAGCGCTCAAAGCACTACTGGCGCAAGTGGCGAGCGCAATGCGTGATTATTCATGAGTACGGACACCTTGCGGGCCGCAAGCACTCAAGCAATCCGCGCTCCATCATGCATGCCAGGATCAGCCGTAGGACTTGCCTGCCGTTCCTGCGGCGGCACGGTCTGCGCTAAGACGCGCTGGTCGCTGGCCCACGCTAGCTGGCCGGACGCGATCACGACGGAGACGAGTTGAGAGAGCGTGCGCGTGCCGGTCTTGCGGCGCGCATTGGCGACGTGCTGCTTGACGGCCCCCTGAGATCGATCAACAGCCTTGGCAATTTCCTTGATCGTCATACCGTTAGCAACATGCATGACGATTGTCAACTGCAAAGTTGTGAGATCAGTGCGCGATCTCATCCTCTAGCTCCCGTATCTTCGTCTGGATTTTGCGTATCTTCGCTGTTGCCAGGGAGCTAGGGACACCATGCCTGACACGAGTTGCCCGCCAATACCCTTGCCAGTGCGCCAGTTGCTTGCGTAACATCTCGATTTGCAACGTACTGGTGCGCAGGACTAGCTCCCAGTGACAGGTCGGGCAACGAATGAACACCTCAACGGTGTTGTCGCCAGTTGGGCGGCGTTGAGGCCGGAACGGATGCACTGCTTCGCAGCGTGGACAATTCGTCGGAATCGACCGCACAACCCGACATCATACCCTATAACCACCAAAGCCCCCGGTGGCTAGCCGGAGGCTTCAGTGTTGACAACACCTCCGACGACAGGAGGTGACCGTGGGACTACCGCTAGGGATGGTAGGCGGCGTCCACGTGTTACAAAGTGTAGCGAATATCCGGTACGAGCAGCCTATTTAGCGCTGGCGGCGGCTTCTAGGGGTGGCCACGGCCCCTTGGCGCTGGCGTAGCTCCTCTTGCCAGCGTTGGTCCACCAGGCTCGCCAGCGCC